GGCCGCGACCACGGCCAACCAGAAACCGGCCAAGGCCCTGCACATCGGCGAGGTGCACATGCACAACCAAAACCCGATGACGCCGGAGCAGATGGCCGAGAACGCCTGGCTGGAGACCAAATGATGAGTGAGCCACGGATCCACTCCCCCAAGTACATCGACATCCTGGTGGTGAACGGCGCCTGGCAGCTCGATGCTGGCGGCCAGCCTCGCACCACCCAGGACCGCCACAGCATCGGCCAGGACATCAAGCACCGCATCATGGAATCCGGGCTCGCCCGCAAGCTCATCGGCGAGCGCAGCCCGACCCTGCGCAGCGACGTGATGACCGAGATTGAACTGCTGGTTGAAGACGACGAGCGGCTGGTGCCTGGCACCATCCTCATCCGGGAAGAGGCCCCCGACCGGATACTGGTCACCGCCCGCACCTATGAATTCGGCGAACTGGAGGTAACCCTGTGAACCTGCGCCCGACCGTGGACTTTATGGCCCTGCTGGCCGAGACCGGTGTCCCGACCACCGAGCAGGCCATAGAGGCCGAGCTCAAACAGGAGGTGGTGGCCGCCGGCTCCCTTATCACCAATGACTCGGATGTGAGCCCCTTCTGGCGGTTGGTGCGCGGGGTGGTGATAACGCCGGCGCTCTGGCTTATCCGCACCCTGCTGGCTGGCCATGTGCTGCCCAACACCTTTGCGGCCACCGCCACCGATGCCTATCTCGACCTCAAGGCCTGGGACGTGGATTTGACCCGCAAACCCGCCCAGACCACCCGGGGCCTGGTCAATTTCGTCAAAGCCAACCCGAGCGAAGCGGTCACCATCCCGGCCGATATCTGGGTCACCACCGAGCGCATCAACGGCACCATCTACCGCTTGCGGCCGCTGCAGGCGGTGGTGAGCCCGGCCGGCGAAGCGGTGGCCCGGGTGGTGTGCGAGGCCGAGTTCGCGGGAGCGGCCTGGAATCTGGCGCCGGGCTATTACAACCTGCTCAGCGAACCGGTCACCGGCATCCTGTCGGCCCGCAACGATGACAAGGAGTGGATAACCACCCAGGGTGCCGATGCCGAGGGCAACGACGCCCTGGGCCTGCGCATCCAGAACCAGTTCTCGGCGGTGGGGCGTTATCACATCGACGCCATTTACCGCTCCATGCTGGCGAGCGTCGCCGGTATTCGGGCCGACCACATCTTCTTCGAGCACGAAGCTCCCCGTGGTCCGGGTACCGCCAATGCCTACATCCTGCTGGAGGTGGGTGCCACCCCGGCCAGCCTGATTGAGCAGCTCAACGACTACGTGGGCCGCCAGGGCAACCATGGCCACGGCGATGACCTGTTTGTGATGAGCATCCCCGAGACCCAGCACAACCTCACCCTGGCGCTCTGGCCCCAGCCCAACCTCACCGACGAACAGAAAGCCGCGCTCAAAGCCGGCGCCGAGAACCTGGTCAAGGCGGCGTTTCGTCAGTCGGCGGATTTTCCAAGCGTCACCCGCACCTGGCCGCGCTCGCGCTTCTCGCTCTCCCAACTGGGCCGAGAGTTGCACAGTCAGTTCCCGCAGCTGCAGAGCCTGCGCTTTGGTGAAAGTGACATCGTGTCGGGGCTGGCCATCCCGCGCCTTGGCAAACTGGTGGTGACCCTGCATGACTAAGCCGACCCCGCTTGAACACAACCGGCAGGCGCCGGCGCTGCCCGATGCCAGCGCCCCCTGGTGGGAAGATGGCTACACCATCAGCCCGGCCCACGCCGAGCCCGGGTTTCTGGCCCGGGGCATCAACGCCTTCTGGCAGCGGCTCAAGGGCTGGTTGCTGCTGCCGCTGGCCCAGCAAGACCCGCTGACCTGCTCGGAATCTCTGCTGTCCTTGCTTGCTTGGGAGCGAGACATCACCCGCTTCAACGGCGAGCCGCTGCAGCTCTTTCGCAAGCGGGTCAAGTTCGCCTTTGTGAATGCCCGGGACGCCGGCGAGGTGGCGGGCTTTAAGCGCATTTTCGAGCGCCTAGGCATCGGCTGGTGTGACATCCACGAACGCCAGGCCGGCGCCCCCTGGGACGTCATCACCATTGAGGTGACCGACGGCGCCATCGCGGCCAACCAGCAACTGATGGAAACCCTCATTCAACACTATGGCCGCACCTGCCGCCGCTATCGCTTTGCGGTGGTTTACCCGGTCACCGGCACCCTGCACACCGGTCGTATCGACATGAGCCAGCAGGTATTCGGCGCATCACTTAAGAGGAACGCATGAGCCAAATCATTACCAACGCTTTCTCCCGCTACTGGCAGGAGTGCCTAGCAACCCAAGTGCCGGTGGTGCTCGATGAGTTCGTGCTGGTCAACGTACCGGGGCTCGATCCCGATGCGGCCATCAACCCGGACAGCGGCCTGCCGCCGGCGGGCCAGATTGTGCACCGCCACGCAGTGGACCAGCGCGGGCGCATCAACAACGACGCGGTGGCTTACACCATCGTCATGGACACCACGGTCGGCGATTTCAGCTTCAACGCCATGTACCTCATCAACAAGGCCACCGGCGTGGTGGGGATGATTGTGCACAAGGGGCTGGAGACCAAACTCAAGACCAATGAGGCCACCGGCCAGACCGGCAACAGCCTGGTGAAATCCATGCTGATGGAGTACGACCGGGCCTCGGAGGCCACCGCCACCCAGGTGGATGCCAGCACCTGGCAAATTGACTATGCCGCCCGCCTGCGCGGGATGGATGACGACTTGCGCCTGCAGGCGCTGCAGTTCTTCGGGCCGGCCACCTTCTACGGCAACGGCTTTAATCTGGTCAACGAATCGGGGGTCTACAAGGTGCAGCCCGGGGTGGCCTATGTAGGCGGCCTGCGCGCCCAGCTCGATGAGGTCAAGAAAGTGACTCCGGGCGCCAAGCCGGTGGGGCTCTGGCTCGACATCTACCGGGCAGGCTCCCTGCTCGATGCCTGGGCGAACCACTTCACTCTGACCTTGAGCGTGCCCGACCTAGTGGATTACCGGGACGCCAACGGCCATCAGCACCATGTAGCCAAGGTGGCCATCGTCAATGCGGACGGCAGCGTCACTGACGTTCGCCGCAAACGCACCATTGAGCTGACCGGGGATGTGACTGGCAAGGGCATCCTGGAAGATGCCCAGGGCGTTACCATCGCGGTGGAGATAAAGGACGGCAGCCACCGCCACCGATGGAATGAGCTCGACCAGGTGCCGGCCACTGCCAGCCGCTGGCCGACCTATAGCGAGGTGACGGACAAGCCCACACTGGAGCAAATGGGAGGATACCCGAAGACCGGCGGCCCCCTGGACGGGGGGATCGATGCGAAAGACGCCATCTACGCCAAAGTGGGGCTGATAGCGCGTTCACGCGCTGGCAGTAATGGCGGCACCTGGCTGGGCATGGAAGCACCGGAGAACGCCGATCCATATATCAGCGCCAAGGTGAGCGCCGAGAATGATCCGTCCAAGGTGATCACCATCGGACGCAATGAGATCACCGCCCACAAGCTCCTGGCTGCGGCCTCCATGCGGGTTACTGCTGATGCGGGCTTGAAGTTTTCACCTTATGAAGATCACCGGGGTATCTCCTGGGGTCTTGGCATGAACCCTGAAAACCGAGTCTGGGGTCTTCACCGATTCGTTGACGGGGCCTGGACCGCCTCGCCGTTCTGGGTTAATGCGGCTGGCGCCGTCGGGATGCATGCCCTTGCCATTTCTGGCAGCAGTGAGAGCAGCTATCACCAGATCAGGAACGCAGGAAACCCTTCGGTCGAGCTGCACGAGCCGGGCAAATTTGCGGTGATGATGTATAAGCCGCAAGGGACAGCGACCGTGCGCTTTTGCTCCAGCAATGGCGCAGGTGGTGAGGCGCAAGGTTATGGTGGCGCAGACAGTGATGGTTTTTTCACCGTCGCGGGTCGCTTCCGAGCCCACTACCCGGCAGCCAATCGTGCCTGGACGAGCAAGGGTCAGTGCTCATTCTGGGGTGAGACCATCTCAACACCCAGCGCAGGTTCCTTGCTTGGCATTGCCGGCATCCAGATGCAACGCACCGGCATATGGGCGCTTGAAAACCATTACGGGATGTTTAACCCGGATGACAACGCGGACAACGTGGAGCACGTCTTGAGCTGCACGGACGGCGGCGGTTTCTGGAAAGTATGGCGATTCAGTAACGCCGGCCAACTGACCGCACCAGGTGGGTGGCGGATTGCCCCCAACGGTGACCTGTTCAGCCCGCGCCTTAGCGGACAGAGTGTGGTGGATTGGTCCATAGCCAGCTTTGCCCTGAAACAGGCCGCCAGCGGTAACGCTGACGTGGTGGCGGGGTCATATCACGCCATTGGTGCATATGTGTTTGCAGCCCTGATCCCGGCTGGGGGTAAAACCAGCCACGGCCAACGAGCGGCCGGCGCTTACCTGCGCCCTTGCTCGGCTGCTGAATGGGGATATGCCGGATATAGCCTGCCGGGCACCTGGCAGTGTATGGGCGACATCATGGGTGCCAACGACGATGACCGCTATGACGACCGGGCCACTCTGTGGATCCGGGTGGCCTGAGAGAGGAGAACCTGATGGAACGTATTGAAGTACTCAGCGCCGCGCACCCTCGCCATTATGCGGCGGATCCCGACAGCATCACCCTGGATGTGCAGTTTGCCCACCTGCCTAAGCAGGTCCAGTTCACCGCCCGCAAGGATGACCCGGAAGAGCATGGCCGCGAGCTCTACAGCCGAGCGGTGTTTGGTGAGTTTGGCGATATCGAGGTGCTCCCCTTGCCATCACCGACCGAAGCCGAGCAGCAGGCCCGCCTGGCTGCACTGCTCAAACAGGCCGCCACCACCATGGCGCCCCTGGAGGATGCCGAGGCGTTGGGCCTCATCAGCGCGGCCGAACGCGAACAGCTCACCGCCTGGCAGCGCTACCGGGTCACCCTCTACCGTCTGCCACAGAGTGACGGCTGGCCCACCGAGGTCAGCTGGCCAGAGGTGCCGCAATGAGTTGGACGCAAGGGCCGCTGCGCTGGCCGGCGAGCGCAACCAGCCTGCACACTCGCGCCCAGGGCGTGCTCGGCCAACTGCCCGCCACCCAAGCCAGCGCAATGGACAGCCTGCAGAGGCTTGCGGCACGCGCCCAGTATCGGCGCCACCCGTTAAGCGAGGCGGCCGCAGGGTTAGCGAGCCTGCGTGCTGAGCTCGACCGGCTGCTGGTGACCGGCCGTTGCCTCACCGTCACCCCCTACCAACACGGGGTGGGTGAGCAGCAGGGCAATCAGTACCACCTGTCTGCCCCCAAGGCGGTGGCCTCCCTGACCGCCAAGCTGCAAGACGGGGCCGACCCGCGCCTGCCCAGCGGCCAGCTGCACGCCCTCGCCTGGCTGGTGACCGGCAACAGCACCGATGACCTGGCCCAGCAACTGGCTGTGCTCTGCGCCCTGCTGCCACTGCCCGAGTGGTGCGCGGCTTTGCGCCGCCTCACCGCCCACAACGACACCATGAGCCAGCCCACGGCGGCCAAGGTGCCACGCTGGCGCGCCGACGAGCCGCTGACCTGGGCACCGTTACGCCCGGCCCGCATGGCGCTCGGGGCCGAGCTGGCCCAGCTCGAAAGCCTGGCCCGGGACAGCCAAACCCCGATTGCCAAATTGCAGGCCCTGGCAACCCGCCGCGCCGCTCGCCTGGCACAACTGGCAGAGGCGCTGACCAAACTGGAGACTCTCTCCGGCACGCTCTGGCACTGGCAAGGCCAAGGGGATGCGGCGAGCCTCGCCACCCAGCTTGGCCAGAGCGCGCCTCCCGACCACAGCCAGAGCATGACGGTTGGCGCCCTGCTGCTCTCCCCCTCCCCGCTCACCTTCTGGCAGGAGTTAACCCCATGAGCCAAGCCATGCTGACCCTGGATGGCGAGCCCATCATCATGAAGTCGATGCGGGTCTCCGCATCGATGCAGTTTCAGGACAAAGACCTGAGCGGCCAGACCAGCTCGACCAGCAGCGCCGAACAAGGCGCCAAGGGTAAGGAACTCGATGTCTCCGGCCTTATCCCGTTCAAGGAGGAACGCATGCTGAGCCGGCTGTTTGAGCTGGCCGATGCCAAGGGAAACGGCGGCAAGCGCCACGTCTACCGGGTCGGGTCGCTCTTG